GACGAAGTGCTCGTATTTCGTGAACGTTGCCATCGGCTCTAGTCCATCGGCTCGGTGTGGGAAACGCGCCCGCGCTCGTCACGCACCACGCGCATTCCACGCGGCCGCGGCGGCGTCATCATCTGCGACAGCAGCGCCATCATCTCGGCGCTCGGTGCCTGCGGCTCCGGCACCTCTTGCCCCTCGCCGCCTTCGCCTTGCGGCCTCGGCTGCGGGCGGGTGACGTGCTTCATGGCCAGCTCGGCCATGCGCAGGCGATGCTCCTCGAGCTTCATCTGATGCTGCGCCTGCAGCATCCGCTCCTCCAGCGCCGCCTTGCGGTCATCGCGCGCCACCTCGGCGGCAACCTTCGCCTTCTGCGTCTCGATGTCGGCCTGCGCCTGCAGCTTCTCGATCTCGGCCTTCATCTGCAGCTCGGCCATCTTCGGGTCTTGCGGCGGCTGGATCGGTGCCGAGGAGGGGTCGCCCTGGTCCGGCGGCCGGCCGGGCGGGGTGAAGAACGTATCCGGATCCTTGTACCCGGCGAGCTTGGAGAGCTCCTTGGCCGAGTTGTACAGGTTCTTCGGGCTCACCATGCCCGCCGCAATGGCCTTCTCCTGCGCGGCGATGATGAGTTGCAACTGCACGAGCTGCTCCGACTTGCCGCCGGTGCCGAGCCCGACGTTGATGGTCATGTCGTCGCGGCGCTTCCAGGCGCGCGGGTCCACACTCACCCATTGGTTGCGCAGCCGCACCGTCTGCGCCTGGCTCGAGTTCTTGCGGATGGTGCCGTGCAGCAGGGCAAACATGTCCTTGATGCCGGTTTCGGCGAAAATGCGGGCGATGAGCTTGATGCGCGCCTGCGCGGCGGTGAACAGCTGGTTGGCCGCCGTCGCCGTCTGGTTCTGCAGCGCGTCGGCGTCGAGCCCCTGGCCCTGCCGCGTCACGCCCGTGCGCCATTCCCGCGTCGCGTCCATGTATTGAATGGCCGGATACACATGGCCGCCGATGTCGGGAATGGTCTGCCACACCACCGCCGTCGCCGTCTTGGCGCGGATCGGTGCCCCGTGGCGCGAGATGAGCAGGTCATCGAGCGTGCTCTCGTTCGACTCGTTCTCGGCCACCAGCGGCCTCGGGTTGTTCGCCCGGTAGACGTGATCGAGCATCCCGCGCAGCAGCGCCGTCTTGATGCGCTGGATGTCCATCACCAGGTCCGCGATCGAGCGGCCGAAGAAGCGATGCGTGACGATGACCGGCGTCATGGCGGCGAACGGCATGGCGTCCACCTCCTCCACGTCCGGCTTGCCGTCGCGTGTGAGGATGAGGCTTTCATCGCCGCCGGTGGTGACGCGATAGAGGCGATCCGTCCCGTCGCCCTCGTAGTCCATGCGGATATAATGCTCAGTCACCTTCACCTGGCGCGCGGCGCGGTTCATGCCGTCGTCGCCGCCGCCGGAGTCGTCCTCCTCCACCGTGTCGCGGGCCTGCGACTCGATGGTGTCGTTGAGCGTGTAGGACGGGATGCTCTGCACCGACTTGGCGTCGTAGCCCTGGCCGATGAGCTCGGCCTCGGAGCGCAATGTCTCGTGAAAGCAATAGCTCGCGTCGCGGATGCACTTGGCATGGCGGGAGATGCCGAACTCCTCCGGCGGCACCGCCTCCACTTTGGCGCATTGATAGCTGCGCCGGGTGACGACCGTGACATCGTGCCATTGCGGCGACGGCGGCGCGACGCCCTCGGGCAGCGCACTAGGTGCCAGCATAGCCCGGAGCGTCCTTTACGGTGTGCTCGATAATCTCCACCTCGCCGTCGTTCACCAGCATCATGAATTGCGCATCGTCGAGGTCGTAGTACGTCTCCCGCTCCTCCTCCTCCTTGTCCTCCCACCACACCTTGACGATGCCCACCTTGGACAGCAGCGCGTCCTTGATGAAGGTGTACAGCGTGAGAAAGCCGGGGTTCTTCTGCATGAAGACGTGGTTGACGTAATCCGTCTCCTGCTCGGCGGCGGCCACGTCCTCGGGCCCCACCGGCTCGAAGCGCACCACCTCGTCCCCGGCCGTGAATATCTCCATCAGCGTCGGCATCAGCCCCTCGATGGTGTCCGAGACATCGGACGACACCGCCGCGCTGCGCCCCTCGGCCGCCGGCATGTCCGCCGTCATGTCGCCCATGTAGTAGTCGAGCGCCTTGGCACGCTCCTCGGACAGCTTCGAGGATGTCTCGCCCGCGAGCGCGCCGGCCTTGGCAGCGCCAATGAGCGCCTTGAGCTCGCTCATGCTCATCGGCATCAGCGGCGGCCCTTCCGCGCCTTCGGCGGCGTGCGCCTGGCCGGCAGCTTGCGCCCCTTGGTGCCTGCCGCGGTGTGCGCCCATTTGCGCTGCGCGTCCGATTTGTAGGGCATCAGGCAAACCCTCCGGGGTTCCATTCCAGGCGCCGGTTGAAGCCCTTGCGCATCACCGTGCTGTCGATCGTCATCGCGAGGTACCTCATGGCGTCGGCCCCATGCGACGCCCAGTCATGCACCGGGCGCGGCCGCAACGCCTGCAGCTTGTCGTCGTACTCGGCGCGATAGAGTTTCAGCGCCTCGAGGCCGCGGGCGCAGCGGGTGGCATCGAACCAGCATTTCGGCAACAGCACCCGCACCGCGTTGATGCCGTCCTCCACCCGATGCAGCGGCGCCACAGTCAGGTTGCGCAGGCCGAGGCTTTCCAGCACCTCGAGCCGTGACTTGCCGGTGCCCAGCTCCTTCGCCTGCGCGTCGTGCGGAACGATGTGCCCGGCATAGACGTGGTTCCGATCGAGCACCTGGCGCACATAATGGCCGAGGTCGGCGCCCGACGCCTCGTAGTAGTCGATGAGCCGTATCTCGCGCCCCACCACCTGCGCCCACCAGATTGCGGTGGCGTCGCGGATGCCCAAGTCCCAGGCCGTCCACACCTGCGCCGCCGGCTCCACCGGCACGCCACAGATGCGTTTCTCTGCCTCGGCGGCATTGATCAGCTTGCCGTAGTAGGAGCCGACGATGGCGGCGTCGAAGCTGCACTCGAACTCCTGCGCGTACTGGTCCTCGGACAGATCGCGCTTGGCCCGCGCCAGCTCGGCCGCGGGGATGAGGCCCGTCTCGCTCGCCTTGAGCATGAGCGAGAACCATTCGTCGTCCTCCTGCGAGCGCTTCCACATTTCCCAGAAGGCGTTGCGGCCGCGCGGCGTGCCGATGAACACCGCAGTTCCGTTGCGATCCGCTAGTGCAGGACGGAGGATCTCTCCCCACACGCGCGGGTCGAAGTCGGCAAATTCGTCGAGAACCACTCCATCAAGGTATATGCCTCGCAGGGCGTCAGCGTTATCAGCGCCGTATAAACGCACTTGTCCTCCATTACGCAGGTCACAACGGAGCTCACTTTCATGCACCGTAGCGCCCCACGCGCAAAGAGGTGCGATAGCCGCGCGCAGATAATCCCAGGCCACAGTCTTGGACTGCTTGAGGTAAGGCGAAATGTACGCAAATCTCGGACGAGTACGTTCACAACGGAGCGCCCCGTCGAGCAAGTCGTGGATGCATGCGACAGTCTTCCCAGCTCTAGCGGCGGTGGGCGACAATGCACGCCCACCGCTGGCTCCTCCGATGAAAGGCGACGAATTGCGGGCGTGCCTGGTAGTCCAGAACGATTGCCCGATCTGTCACACCGATGCCCAATTCTTCCCCTCGAAGATGCGCGAAATGGCGCTACGGCTCACGCCGTACAACTTGGCAAATTTGTTGCTCGATAGTCTGCGTGTCTTGATGTCTCTCGCCTGCTCGGCAGTAAGTTTTGCCCATTTCGCACGCTCGCCGCGATTGTTGGGCACAACAACGCGCTTCTTCCTAGCGCAGTCTCTCATGTTGTCGCCCAATGTGCCGAGAAATAGGTGATCCGGGTTCACACACGCCGGAACGTCGCAGCGATGGCATACGCATAGCCCGTCAGGAATCTCCCCGCGGTAGAGCTTCCAAGCGGCCCTGTGAGCCTTCTCATTGCCCTGCCCGCGCCGCCCTCTCCCAATCAACCCATAGCCTAGCTCGGTAGATGCCCCGTCCCACAGCCAACAGCCGCTATTCGGCTCAGGCAGTATCTTGCTGTGGAACCTGTCCCACAGACTTGCCCGCAGACGATTGTCACCCTTCGCCAGCACGCGGCACGCCAGTGATGATGAGCCGCACCGGCTCGTGCTCGTCGTCGCCGATGACGGCCTGCGCCACCTTGCCGTCGAGGCGATCGGCTATCTCGCGGATGGCGGTGACATCGCCAGTCTCGGCCTGCGCGATCAGGGCCAGAGCGATCCGGTCCAGTTTCTTTGGGTTGTCGCCCGCTGCATCGAGGGCGCGCGTCAGCGCGGCGCGGAACGGCTTGTGCTTGTTCACGGCGCCGAGCGGGCGAGGCATATTTTAGCCCTCACGAAATTGTCGCGTCTTAGGAATTTTTTCGCACAATGGGGCGCGCATCATTGCCCGAGCAGGCCGATCAACTCATCGAAGCTCTTGAACGGCAGGTGCTCCACGTCCTTGCGACGGACGAGGTAGGAGGCCCGCTGCAGATCCTGCCGCGTTTTGAACGGCAGATCGAAGGACATGGCGATGTCACGGTGCAGCGCCTCGTTGGCCGGCCACATGTAGACATCGCCGGCCGGCGCCTTGAGCGCCCGCACGTCGCCGTGTGGCGCGTCGGCGAGCGCGGAAAGGATATCGCGGCGCGTCGGGTTGACGGTGATCGGCATGTCGACCACGCTACCATATTCTGTTTTGACAGGCCACTCGAATCGCTCGCGGCGCAGCGAGGAGCCGAGCGCGCCGCGCGGGGTGAGCGGCGAGCCGACCATCAGCATGGCGAGCGGGTTGATGCGCCCCATCGCCTCGGCGCTGCCTGGATCGACGCGGCCTTGGTACACGTCGCGCGGCAGGGTGATGCCCGACCATGCGTCCTGCGCCATGCGCGCCGGCCAGGTCTGCATCAGCTTGGCGAGGATGCCTTCTGCCATTGTGTATCCTTCCGGCAACACTCGCCGTAATGCCGAAGTGCAACGCAAATAGGTGTTGACACCCCGCACGATGTGCGGTACTATGCATCATCGGCTCAGGGAGAGCCGGGCCCGCGCCTCGGGGACCAGGGGCGGAGACAAGACGATGACCCCGAAGAACATCAACACGGTCTACAAGTCCAAGAGTGGGCGGTTTGCCATATGGCTCGAGCCGTACATGGACGGCGTGTCGTACTGGCACATTCTCGCCGGGGACGGCGGCGAGCGCCGGGATGAGGGGATGGACGGATGGGGCCCCTACCACGACAGCCGCTTTACGGCCGCGCCCAACTACGAGATCGTGGTGCGCAGAGGCTCGGTCTTCGTGCGGGCAAAATGACCCGCCACCTCTACCACGTCACGCTCGCCACCGGGCACAGGCGCGAGAGCGCCCGTGCCGAGGTGGCGGATCATGTCATCGCCCCGCTGCAGGCGCTCATCGCCCGCATCGGGGCGGGCACCGTCGCGGAGACAGCGCCCATCCCCGGCCTGCCCGGCTACTCTCTCGGCGGCCGCGTGTCGGGACGCTGCATGGTCGCCACCGTGTGGGCGGACGGGCCGCCCTCCGAGCTGCTGGTGAGCATCGGCGTCGCCGGGCACTCCCGCTGCGGCGCCGCCGTCTGGCGGACGCTGCACGAGGTCGGACTCCCGGCGGGAAGCCTCATGCCGCCGCCAGAGGAACGCATCGCTGGCGAGTATGGCCTCATCAGCCACTCTCGTCAGCCGCCGACCCCATGGTGTGGCGTCGCGCTCACCGCGGAGATAGGACACCACCCCGACGCCATGCTCGCGCTCGGCGACCTCGAGC